TTATTTGTTAACTTTTCCGATGCCAATACCATGATAGGTAAAGCCCAGATTCTTAAGCTCGTTCCGGTCGTAGATGTTCCTTCCGTCGAAAACAACAGGATTCTTAACCAGTTTGCGGATAACCACCCAGTTCGGGAACCGGAATTCGGTCCATTCCGTCAGCAGAAACAATGCATCGGAATCTATCACGGCTTCGTAGGGATCGTTGCAATACTCTATAGCATCGCCAATTCTGCGTTTTGATTCACTCATGGCAACGGGGTCATACGCTTTAACCCTGCAGCCACCAGCCAGAAGTTTGTCTATGATAACAAGCGACGGCGCCTCCCGCATATCGTCGGTCTGGGGTTTGAAGGACAGCCCCCAGACAGCAATGGTTTTGCCCTTGATGTCGCTTCCGAAGTGCTGTTTGAACTTATTGTAAAGCAGTGATTTCTGTGCATCATTCACGTCTTCAACGGCTTTTAGGATGCGCATGTTGTATCCGACGTTATCGGCGGATTTGATCAGTGCTTTCACATCCTTGGGGAAGCAGGATCCGCCGTAGCCGATACCAGGATAGATGAACTTATTGCCAATCCGCGAATCGCTTCCAATTCCCCTGCGAACCATATTTACGTCGGCTCCGAGGATCTCGCACAGGTTTGCGATGTCGTTCATAAAGCTGATCTTGGTAGCCAGCATTGCGTTTGCGGCATATTTTGTCATTTCGGCTGAGGGTACATCCATAAAAATAACCGGATGTCCGTTAAGGGTAAACGGCTTGTAGAGCCTCGACATGATCTCTTCGGCTTTTTCTGATTCCACACCAACCACGATGCGGTCGGGTTTCATAAAATCGCTGATGGCATCCCCTTCTTTTAAAAACTCTGGATTGGATGCTACGTCGAAAGGGATATCAAGCTGTCGTTTGCCGAGCTCTTCCTGAACGGCATTCCGCACTTTGGCTGCAGTGCCGACGGGAACCGTACTCTTGGTTACCACCAGCATGTACTGGTTCATGTGCTGACCAACGGAGCGGGCAACATCCAGTACGTACTTAAGATCGGCGCTCCCATCTTCGTCGGGAGGGGTTCCAACGGCGATAAAAATCACATCTGAATCGTTTACACATACGGGAAGGTCGGTTGAGAAATGAAGCCTGCCTTTTTCCGTATTCCGGGTGATCATTTCGTCGAGACCCGGCTCGTAAATAGGGGAGATCCCTTTTTTCAGATTGGCAATCTTCTTCTCGTCAATGTCAACGCAAACGACGTTGATTCCGACTTCAGAAAAACAAGTACCGGTAACCAGTCCCACGTAACCGGTTCCCACGATGGTAATCTTCATATGCGGTGATTTTGTGAGTTTACAATGAGTTAACCGGCAAATTTACCAATTAGTATTCAGGCAGCAAAAAAGAGGGCGATATTCCTCTCAATTTCCAGAACAGAGGCAAAATCCGGCTTCTTCAGATATAAAGAGACCAATTATCATAATTTGCCTTTCCCTCGCTGCCTTTTACACTTTTGTGCGATGATGAATTCAAATTAATTTGATTTAATATGTTTAGCAGGCATTGTTTATTAAAGCGCAGAGTCCGAATCCGTTTTTCCGGTGGATTCTTTCCATAGCAACGCTATGATTCCCTTTTGTTGTATATCGTTCAGGGACCTTCTTGTGTTTAAAAAAAGGACATTGAAAGGACATTGAAAGGTTGCAGGTATGGATTATAGGTATACAAAAAGGAATGATGGGGGTTTCCATGCGTAAGCTCCGGGATTTCCTGTCAGGGTAAAATAAGGAATGACACCGGTAAATTAACGGCATACAAAAAAGGCGGAGGGCAGGTTGAGCAATATCGTACTTTTATATAAGTATAGAAATGGGTATCACATTTTGAAAAAAAAGTAGCGCATTTGTATCACAAACCGGGTAAAAAGTGGGATATTTTCGCTTTTTGTGTGCTTTTTAAAAATGGCGGTGAAGATATTAAATAGCTGATATACAAAGAAAAAGCCGGTATTTCTACCGGCTTTCTGTGATCCCGCTGGGATTAAATTTAACATTGACAATCAGCTACATAACTAAAAATGTATCACATTTGTATCACATTTTAAACAGCCTGGTTATCCGGTACAACACATAAATCAGGGTGGCTGCTCCTACAAATGCAAGTAGTTTCACCCATTTCGGGATCACTTTCTTTTCAACTATCCGGGTCTGGTCTTTTGAAAAATACTTCTCAGCACGTTCCCAGGTTAGTCGTATTGCGTTTTTTATCGTTATTGGTACGATAGTGTCATTTTGTGTTAAAGTGTGCATAATCCGGTTATTTTCAATCCAGGCATCACTTTCTGCAAATGATGTACGTAAATGGGATGGTTTGAAGTAAATCATCCCGTCTTTCACATAAACGGTATCAGTGAAATATTGGTTTTCTCCAGGGACGGTGATGTAAACGGTTGTGTCACGGAATATGGTTGTTGTTTCCCGGATGATGCTGTCCTTTCGGATAATCATTGTTTCAGTAGGAAATTTTCTTTCGCATGCCTTCCGTGTCACACAGCTGGTACCCGGAAGAAGGATTGAAATAATAATTAGTAGTTTAATTGCTTTCATTTCCAACACTCTTTTTGAACATTAAAGGAAGGGCAGGCTTTAGCGGCAAATTCATTATGACCGTGAACGGTTGATCCCGGGTATTTCTGAAGCAACTCTTTTACAAGTTCTTTAAGCGATTCTTTCTGATATTCCGTTCGGGTGTCTTTTGGTACCTTATTCTGTTTATCCATCCCGCCCACATAGCAGATTCCGATGCTGTGAGCATTCTGCCCGGTTACATGGGCGCCAGCCTGGTTGACAGGTCTTCCCTCTGCAACTGTGCCATCAAGGTAAATCACATAGTGATAGCCTATATCCAGGAAGCCTCTTTTAAGGTGCCATCGTTTGATCTCGTTTACATCGTGCCATCTGCCTTCTGGTGTAGCGCTGCAATGGATGATGATTTTGTTTATTGTTCTCACAGTTCGCTAATTTTATCGTCAATCTTTTTATTAAGGATCTTCAGAATCTGGTTGTAAATCGGATGCCCGGTAATTTTTGACAGATTAGCGAAAATACTGGTGACCTCAACGCTGCAAACAAGAATCACCGTTACATTAGCAAGGCTGAAGTTATTCAGTAAGGCACCTTCAAGGGGTGTAATTTTCAAAACAAACTTGTCAAATAAGAAGGCAACTATAAAAGCAAGTATGTATGAAACAAGCTTTTCAACGGTGATGCGCAACTTCTTACTCTCAATCGTTGTAAAGAAGGTGAAGAATCTTACCTTACCCGTTAACTTTGTTTCTTCCTTTCTCAACGCTTCAAGTTTTGTTTTGTATTGAAAGTAAATTGATGTCACAGCATCGGTTATCAGTAAGAAGATCAGGAAGTGAACATAAGTTGAAAGTGGGGCAAGGGTTGCAAGAAGAATCGAAAATACTTTAGGCAGCCATGTTTGATTGTGTATGTTGGAGGCTGTCTTGCTTACGATAGCTAAGTAGGTCATAATTAATCAGTCGATTTATAGTTTTACAATTCATCCCCTCAACCTTCTTTTACTACCTTGCCAGTGAATAATTTTTCAAGCTTTATTTGCGTTTCGTAAGGGTTATCATATTTGTTTATGCCTTCCACCCCGGCAATCTGAAGCACCCGGTTTACAAGCTCAATGCAAGAGTGCCGATTATCATTATAAACCCCAAGCCATTTAAACCCGGCAACTTTTAGGATATGGAAGAAGAAGTTCAAATACTCATAACTCTTGTTAACTTGTTTTATGCAGTAGTTTTCAAGTGAATCAATATCATCAACAACAATGTCCCATTCTTTTACGTATTTGTGCGAATAAAGTGAATAGCTTCTTAACACAACTCCTTTTCCTATTGCCTCATATTCCCTGTTTCTGTCTTTGAATACAACCGACCAGTGATTACAGGTTTTTATGAATTTCAAGTACGGCTTCCGGCTGAAGAATCGGCAGATGTTTACCCTGACAACGTACAGCCACATAAAAAACTGAATTGCTTTTGGTAAGAATTTGTTTGAGCGGATGCCCTGTATTGTCAATACTCCTTCCATCAGAAATACGTTTTTGAAGATCCTGTAAACAAAATACCTTAATTTTATATGGGTATGATATGATACATACCCAAGAAAATCAATACCTCTTTTATCTGTTGGAAATACCTGATAATTGCCTTTTAAGTTAAGTTTAAGATTAGTTACTATGTAGTCCGAAATATTTACCAGTAATGCGTGCAAGTATTTTTTATCAGAATGGAGTATTACAATATCATCCGCATATCGAAAATAGTACTTTACCTGCTGAACTTCTTTCATATAATGATCGAAATAAGCTAAATATAAGTTGGCAAAATATTGTGATAGATAGTTACCTATCGGCACACCTTCGGCGGAGTCTATAATCTCATCTAAAACATACAATAGCTTTTTATCCTTTATTTTTTTACGGATAATTGATTTAAGAATGTCGTGGTCTATTGACGGGTAGAATTTTCTAACATCAATTTTTAAGCAATATTGTGTGTCGTTGTTCTTAAGGGCTTTATTAAGCCTTTTTAATCCATCATGTATACCTCTACCTTTTATACAAGCATAAGTATCTCTTATAAATATATTACACCAAACACTTTCTAATTCAAGCATTAGCAAATGATGTACGATTCTATCTGGGTAAAATGGAAGTCTTGATATTAATCTTTCCTTGCCGTATTCATTTAGTATAAAAGTTGTATACTTAGATGTTTTAAAATTCAGGTTTTTTAAATCTTCTAAAAGTTTAGTCAGGTTACCTTCAATATCTTTTTCAAACGCCAGTACACCGTATGATTTCACTTTTCCTTTTCGTGCATTTTGATAAGCTAATTTAAGATTATCAATAGTGCAAATTTTATCGTAGATACTGTTTAGTCTTTTCACGTTCTGCAAGGCGCTTACTGAATCTTCGCTTTCGCTACCAATACAGTTAATTAAGCTATTATTGTTTTTTACCGAGTGGCAAGGTTTATGTTTCTTAAAATTATTTCGCATTAGGTGCGCTCCGATATTCGTATTCGCCTCAGCTGCCGAATTATTCGTATTCGCATAGAAAGCCCCTGCATTCACGCCATTATTCGCATTACCGCCGGAGATCAGAGCCAGAAACATACAACCTTTATTTATTTTTTGTTACAAAAAATCCGTTTTCGTTTTATTTTACGTGAAGGCGCGCCCCGAGAGCCGTAACCGCCTCAGCCGCCGAATAATTCGCATACGCAGAGAAAGCCCCCGCAGACACGCCACCAATCGCATAACCGCCGGAGATCAGAGCCCTCCAACCTGCATTAAGCGCTGGTGAAAAGAAGTAATCGCAATAATATGTTTGATAACTACCTCCTATAAGTTTTGGTAGTATTTCGGGGAAGTTTAATTCTTTTACATAGCCACCAGTTTCAACAGGGAGCAACTCTGCTAATCTTGCATTTACGGATGTGCCATCTGCAAATTGTGCAGGATTATCAAACACATAAGCCTCGCGCCTGTCAGCTAAATGATTAATCGCAACTCCATCAACCCACTTCCAGATGTGCCCAAATATATTCTCGACGAATAAATATTTGTTAGATGTGAATGTTCTATTAACACCAGCGCCGCCGAAATTCGCGATAACTACAGATGATTCACCCCAGTGTCTTGCAAGTGAATTACAGATACCAGTCGCAACAAAAGGGTTATAGCCATTGAAAGCACTCCATTCTGAAGAATTTGCATTTGTGATGCCACTTCCCAACCCACCTTGACAATAACCATCAACGGTTAAGTCATAGTTGACTGGCTTTTGAAAATTATTCGTAGCAAATTGCAGTTGAAATAAATGGATTAATTCGGTGTATGGTTTATGCCATTGCTGCTCAAAACCTGAGCCATTTGCTCGTGCGGCAGCCCTGAAATTAATCATACTTGTTGATGTAGTCGGCAATACACCTGATACACTGCTTAGCTTACCGCTGACGACACGCCCTTCATATGCTGAATAAAATTGTGGCTCTATTTCAACCCACCCAGCACCTGTTTGACGGGAAACGCTAAATTTCATTCTCTCAACAGTCCCAACTTTTTCTGTATACTTCCAGTAGCTTGAGCTTTGATATGACATTACATTTCCATCCGCACCTGTTAAATCAGCTGCCGTTCCGTCTATTTTTTTTGTTAAGTCAGCAGGGTCAAGATAGTAATTGACAGTCTTATCTGCCTTCATCACACAAGGTTTGAACAAAGCTTGAACAGGGAGAGTAGCATGAAGACTCATAGCGTCAGGTGATGAAGCTATCCTTGTCCAGTCGGGTGATGATATTGTATTATCACGCTCAATCCCGTACCAGTCTTGGTTCACCAATGTGCCTTGTTGAACGTTTTTCGCTACCTTCTGAGCGCAACTTTTTGCTATGACTTTCATAGTTAAACCGTTTCAAATGTTCCGTCCGTGCCGTTTGTCGTACCGGCTGAATTCACTGCTACAAATCGGTAATGATAAGTTGTTTCAGCATCAAGTCCTACTGCCCTTGAATGCACCCAAACAGCGTCAGTTCCTGCTGCAATGGTTCCCTGGTCAACGGGGAAGTTTAAGCCGTAAGCTGTTGTTTTTCCAACTTCAAGCGTAACTTCCGTTTCAGCTCCGTTAGGCGTGATATTTGCACCTATTCTGGCTTCACTTTCATTGATAAAGCCTTCGGCAACGCTTGCAATCGTTGGAACGGCAGCGGCTAACGTGGCAAAGGTCTGATCTGAACCGTTTGTTATCCCGGCAGCGTTTACCGCAACAATCCGATAATGATAGGTTACGTTCGGCTCAAGACCTTCAAGGCTGGCAGAAACTGTTTCAGCAGTCAGACCGGCATCAAGTGTGCCAAGTGAAACATTTGTGCCGTATTCGGTTGTTTTTCCGTATTGAAGCGTCACAGCTGTTGCGGAACCATTTGGAGTTACACTTGCCTCAATATCAGCTTCCATCTGTGTGATATTATTTTCTACTTCGCTTGTAACAGTAGCTACAAGAGCATCCAAAGTTGCAAAGGTTTGATCAGCGCCAAATGTGGTGCCTTTTGCGTTTTTTGCAACAACCCGATAGTGATACGTTGTGCCTTCTACAAGCCCGGTAAGCAGAGCGGTGATTGCCTGTGCTGTTGCTCCGTCCGTTAGTGGGCTTTCTTCTGCTTCAACAATGCTTCCGTATTTGTTTGTCAGCCCGTATTCAACGTAAACATCAGTAGCACCTCCGTTTGTCGTGATGTTTGCCCCTATCGTGGCATTCATCTGGTCAATGTCGCTTTCAGCTTCATCGGCAACAGTAGGTGCCGTTACCCCGGTGATGTCAAAGGTCACATGCACATAGCCTGCAAGCAGGTCAGTGAGCATAATTCCACCTTCTCCGGTGGTTGCAGATATAGTAAGTGCAACAGCATCCCCAGCAGCATTAACAAGGTCAACGGCATTAGCTGCTGTGCCATCGTGGCTCCATTTAAAGGAAGCGGCAACATCAACATCAATACCATCAAGTTTTACAAAAAGGGAAAACGCATGATCCGTTTTCGGGATGATTTCAGTATAAGGCATTGCCGTGATTCCCCTGGTAAGTGTGATTTTCTTTTCCATGATTTATGTGTTTTTTAAATTATATCGTTACTTCCTAATTCGTTTGCCTGATACCGGATAATTAACCCAATTAAGCCTGCACCATTTCCGAATGTGTCCAAAACATTCGCAGCGTCACGGAAGATTCTGCATATCAAATAAGACCCCCGTATTTTCCCGGTGCCGGATATACTTGCAAAATCGGTTGTGTAGTGTTTAAACCCTACAAAATTTTCATTCGGATATTTTGAAGCTGAATAAATTTTCGTTGAAGTGCCTGCTGCTGCTCCGGCAATGTTTTGCCAGCTGTATTCCAATCCCCACCTAATTGCTGAAGCACTTCCTGCTGATCCCATCGGCACAAAGTGAACCCTGGCAAATATTTCGCTTTCTTCCTTATAGTCAAACGGCATCGGCACGTAAAATATAAGTTCGTTCATTGTGTTTGCATCGAATGAAAGCACCTGTAAGCCACTTACAAAAGCGGAAAGTGTAGGTCTATTTAAAGCATTTGAGCCAAAACCACCCTGGTTGATATGGATGTTCAGAAGTTTCCAGACTGAAGCATCCCCGTTCATCAGCATGTGACCTTTTACATCAAAGGAAGTGTAATGTCCTGCAACTGGATCACCGAAAGCACCGGATGAACCCAGCACTCCAACACCTTTATCTGATCTTCCATACACGCCAACATCACCGCCTTCCCCTTCAATGGCAGTTCCGGTAGTTCCCAAAACTTTAACTTTATCGGCAGCTGTCGAAGGTTCCAGAACCCCACTTGTTCGCTTCCAATATTGTTCAGGGTTTATCAATTCCCATTCGCCAGTTGTCGGATTTGCCCGTAGTATTTTCCCGTAATCTGCTTCATCAACAGGTGCATGGTCAGCCTTATTGTTCATGCTGTGAAGCCGCAAATGACTGTCACTTCCACCACCGCCACCGAATGAACCGCCACCACTGCCACCGGTGGGCGCATCCAGTTCACTGTTTATTACTATGTTGTTTCTGTCTGTGACATAGTAAATAGTGTTCAGAATTACAGAATCGTTATCAGGGTCAAGTTCATAGCCTACAATCAGCATTCTGTGTGCTGAATTAAGGATAGGATAATGGTATATCTCAGCGAAAACCTGAAGTGTATAATCAAAGGCTTTGGTTACTGTTCGCCTCATAGCAATTGATTCCTGTAACCTAAGCTTATTGATATTCATGTGGTTTCCGCCTGATTCATGCGCCCAGCTGTCGGAATTAGTCCATACACCAGAATTTTCAACACGTAACCTTCCGGATGAATAAATTCGCGGTCCGTCACCAATAATCGTGTCCGGAAGCACCTCATTAAATCTGTTTTTTATTGCCTGACTGCCATCTGTTGTGTTGAGCGCTGAAAATTTGATTTTGCCATCTGCGGCTTCGTCATTTTCAAAAAGCAGGTTACAGCGTATTTCATTAAACGTAATGCTGTATGTTCCTGCTGGTAAAACGATTGGGGTTGTCAGGTTTTTGTAGGTATCATCAAGGCTAAGGTTGAATGTGGAAACTCCTCCGGGGTCTATTGGCGGGGTTAATATCTCTACATTCAAAGCCTGTGTTTGTACAGAAATGTAAGGTCCAAAATCAATTATGTAAACGGCTGCTGTGTCAGACCAGGTTGCCGGTACAGCAGTAGCAATGTTGCTTGTCGTTCCCGTTAAGTATTTCGTTCCGCATTTTAATGTAAGGTGATATCGAACAAACCACGCTTCCTCAGAAGCAATGATAACCCGTATCGCCCCGGCAATATTAATTTTAAGAATTTCCCCGGCACCTCCGGTTATTGTCCCGATTGAAGCTGTTGTTCCGATTGTGTATGTAGGCGGAAGAAGGTTGCCCCGGTTAATACCTTGCTTGTAATTGTAAAGCATTGTGATTTCCCGGATAGGCGGGTAATTGAAAAATGTGCCTTCTGTTCTTTCGATTGTGAAATATTTACGGAAATCTACATTGGTACTTGATAACAAGGTGCCATTCACGGCATATTTGTAAACAAACGCTGCATTCAGGTCATTGATCTGTTGAGCAAGGAAGCAATCACCTGACATGTACAGTCTGTAATGAAACTGTCGGCAAAGTGATTCAAGCACATCATAGCAGTTCATGCTGTCAATGATGCCAAAATCATCATATTCCTGAAAAACATCGTAGGCAAGGTCAATATTTTCAAGCCCTGAATTTACTTTTAGAAGATCCGCTTCATCCCAGTTTAATTTTGATACTTTTAACAAAGGAGCAAAACCGAGTAAAGCAGGATAATTTAGCTTTGCAAGGCAGTTTAGCATATGCCCCAGAATAGTATTTCGTCCAGTATATGCGGTTCCGTTGTTGTCGTATTTGATATTTTTCAATCGTGACAATCCGCATACGGCAGAAATCGTAACAAGATATGTGTAAAACTGATCGGGATAGTCAACAAGGTCTGTTGGTATCTGTCCCAGCCAAATTTGTGTCAGGTTACGGAAGATCTGAACGGTGTATCGTTCTTCATCTTCTCCGGGTATCTCATCAATGAATGCTTCAAATTCGGTATCGCTTTCCCTTACGTTAATATTTATTTCAGCATAGGAAGGATAGATCGGGCGTAAGAAGTCGTTGATGTTACTTTCATCGTATTTAAGCGTAAAGAATCCATCAAGCTCAATAGCAGTGCCGCTGAAATCCCTGTCGTGAATTTCAACGGTGTACCGTGCATTTGATTCCGCACTGCTGTATTGGTCAAAATAGAATCTCTTTGCCATTTAACTGCCTGTTACTCTTGTGTTATAAAAGCTCTGCCTTAAATTCGTAAGGTAAATATCCCTCCCGGAAATTTTTCCCACAACCGTTATGGCTGAAGGCATCATTCCGCCATTTATGGGATTGTATTTTTTTGGAACAACAGCTTCCCCTCTGTGCAGATAATAAGGTCCGTCATTGGGTACATAGTTTGTTCCTGTTGCAAGTCCTTGCATATTCCCGGCACCTGCAAGCAAACCTGATATTGCACCGGCTGCTGCAATAAGTGCTGCCCCGGCAATTACTGCTCCTATACCTGATACTCCAAGCTTTTCAAGTGATATTTTCGCTAATCCGATTTCGATAAGGAGTTTTCCGAACTGTTTTGCAAAGTCTGCTGTTAACTGAAGAATACCGCCAAAAAACTCTGCAAGTCCCATATCCCCGGAAATCATCAAGCCAAAGCCTTCAGCTGCTGTTGCAAGAATATCTTCACGGAAATATGAAAGAAGCTGTGATGCTCCCACCGCCTCTTGCTCAAGCTCATATAATGAAGGCGCATCACTGCCCATCGCCATCTGCCTTCCGCTGTTTCGCATTTGCATGGATGGAAGTGTAGCACCTGTTGTCACCTGTGCTGTTTTAGGCTTCATCTTTGCAAGGGCAGTTCCAATCGAATCGTAATACTGCTTTTCCATTTCAAGAAGGCTGATTTTTTCTCTCATCTTCCTGATCATTGAAACGGAATTCGCTTCCTCAAGTCTTTCTTTATAAATCTTAATCTGTTCGTTGAGCTTATTGTAAATGCCAACAATCGCTTTAGGTCCGTCAGTTTTTGTCGGTTCTGTCGTATCAGGTCTTATTGACATCATCCTATCTACTACTGCAAGATCTTCTTTATGCCTCATCAGCATTTCAAAAATCGGGGATAGCTGATCATAAAGATTTTTTGCCATCGCTGCCTGCTGCGGATGCAGAAATCTATCAATCCAGGTGTCGCTTTTAAATGTCAGTGCTTGCATATTAAACTTGACATTGTTAATCAACTTGTCAAGTTCTTTCATGTCAGATATTTGTGTTCCGCCTGAGGCGAAAAGAACTAACCCTTGTGAATCTCTTAAAGCATTTCTTCCTCTTATACGGTCAATAATCCCCTGAACACCTTCAAGTGATGAAGAAAACACACCAGATTCTGCAATTGCTTCCCCGATTGCAAGTTTAATGTTTTGCCATTCGGTTGTGATTGAAGCAATTTTTTGCTGGGTGGTAACTGATTCATCGCCCATCTTTGCCAATTCGGCTTGTGCTATCTGACCGACAGCTTTAGCTACATCGCTAATGTTTGCGGCTTCAGTAGATACACCGTTAAGTTTTTCTTTAAGGGCAACGGCAGAAATCCCCAGGTTGTCAAGGATGAGTGGGGATTTTCTGCCAATACCGGTGACGATTGAGTTTACCAGGTAATCAACTGATTGTCCCGTTTCTTCTGCCCTTCTTCGTGCAAATTCAAAAAGCCCCGCAAGGCTTTCAAGAGGGATTTGGAAATTATTAGCTGCAACAGCCCGTTTCATTAATTCCAGGTCAGAAACGGTATTTCTGGTAGCAGAACGTAAATCATCCAGATAAGCACCGCCACCAATTCTCTCAAACGCTTTCTGTACCGGTTCAGCTTCAGCAGCAAGGTTAACAACCTCTCTTGTGAATGATGCTATTGCGGCAACTGAAAATGCCCCTGCAATCATGCCACCGATTTTACCAATATGCTTGTTGAAGTTGTCAAGCTCATTGCCTGCCTTCTTCAAGCCCCGACTGTAATTTGTCAGGTCGGTGTACATCTTAAAAACAAGTCCGGTATTTTCAGCCATTTTCTACAATCAATTTGTCAAGCTGTTTATTTGATAATTTTGGCGGGTTTGGCATCTTTTCACCCGGTAAAAGCATAAACTTCCGTGGGTCGCTGATCTGATCAGCTTTTTTCACCTTGCTGTTGTAATACAACATTGCCATATATCTTAACCGCCTCAATGCATCAATACTTTCTTCATTCCTTGCCTTGTAATTTGCCCTGATAGCGTTTATGACAACTCTCAAGTCCATTCGTTCGTAGTAGTCTGGATAAGATATATGTAGCAATCCGAATGCAATCCCTTCTAACGTGTCCCAATTTAGCCCGGAATCTCTCCCGGGCTTTTCGGGTTTCCCTCATCCTTTTCTTCCTCATCTGGGACCGGCAATGTTCCAAATATCCCTTCAAGGGCTTTTTTCATTTCGGCAGCATTATCATCGTCAAAAATAGTGTAGCAGTCTTCGGCAGTCAGTTCTGTTTTTGTTCCTTGCTGTCGGCAATCTTCTTCAATTCCACAATGTATAAGCTGACTGAAACGGTCAAGCACTTCAAAGGAAGTCACCGGTTTGCCTTCATCATTTACTTCAACCCTCAAACTGTCAATCACTTCATTGACATATTTAAGCCCGATCTTTTCAGCGTACCTTCGCTGGCAAAGGGTGTTGATTGTAACCCCGTGTTCTTTCCCTTTTATGTTTAACGTAAATCGCTTCATGCTTCGAGTGTTGTAAAGGTCTGATCAGCACCGTAAACCGTTCCAAGGTCATTTGAAACTTTTACCCTCCAATGATAAGTGGTATCGGCATTAAGTCCTGTAAGGGCACCTGTGCAAGTCACGGCTGTATCACCAGCAGCAAGTGGTGATTGTGTTGCTGTTTTCGTGCTTCCGTATGAAGTTGTTGTTCCATATTGAAAAATCACGGTTGTGATTTTGTCTTGCGGATTTACATCAGCGGATAAAGCAGCACCGGATGCTGTGATGCTTGCTGAAGCTTCATCGTCAATGTCAGCAATGATTTGCTTTGTCAGAAGCCCGGTACCTTTGAGCGTATAGCTGAAGGTCAGGTTTGTTTCGGCATCACCAGACAATTCAAGGCTTTCAATGTAAACATTACCCTGATAGTGATAATCATTGCTTTCTTCTGTGCTAAATCGGATAGCAAATAATGCCCTTGACTGAATCAAAGCTTCAAGGTCTGCAAAGCCATAATCGGCATCAAAGGCAAATTCACAATCCCCTGAAATAGCCCAGTTTCTTGCTCCTGGATGGGATTTTTCCCAACCGCCATCACCTTTGTTAACAGATGTGTTCAGCGACTGTGCAATAGTAAGCGTCCCATTTAAGGCATTCGCGATTGCCTTAAGTGTTGGTGGTGAACCAGCAGCCGTGATCACATACAGGTTAATGTTGGTGGCGTTTACTATTCCTATTGTTCCCATGTCTTTAGCTTACAATAGCGGCTCTTGATAAAGCGCCAGTTCCTTTCAAAGTGTAACTGTATAACAGGTTTGTTTCTGCATCACCGGAAAGTTCAAAGCTTTCAACGTAAGCATCGCCTGAAAATTCGTAATCTCCGGCAATATCCGTTGTAAATTCAATGGATAGCTTTGATCTGTCAATGATGGCATCAACAATTTCATCAGCGCCATGACCTTCGTCAAAGGCAAATTCACAGTCCCCTGAAATAGACCAGTTCCTGGCACCAGGAAGGGATTTTTCCCAGCCAAGATCATCCTTATTGACTGAAGTGTTGAGGCTGTGACCTACTGATAAGGTGCCGTTCAAGGCTTTACCGATCACATTACCACCAATCTTTATCTTGATTGTGGTAGCGTTTATAATTCCTGTTTGTATTGCCATATCTCAAAAATTTTAAAGGTTATCGTTTTATTCTGAAGTTGAAATCAATTGCTATGTGGTGTACTTCTGACCAATCTTCAAACATTTCAGATTTATCCAAAAATGTGATACTGTCAACCACAACACCTTCTTTTATCCCGCCCCATCTGTCAAGAATTGTTCTTACCCTTGATGCTATGTTTTGAGCGTTATCATACGTTTTTGACCAAACATTTATCGTATGCCTTTCTGTGTCAAGCACGGAAGGACCGTCTTTCGTATCGGTCGGATTAGTTGTAACCTGATTGTAAGTTACTGCTGGAAGATCTTCTTCCTGAAGTCTTCGGTAAGGATATATGCGGGTTCCGACAAGCGCACTTAACTGGCTGTCAGCACTCAGTAAGCTATATATCACTTTACCTGTCATTTCTTGAATTTCTTTATCGTTTTGTCAAGGTCTTCAGCAACTAATTTTTTCAGTAATTTCAATACATCCTGTCGTCTTTTTTCTATTGCGGGGCGCATGAATGGGTGTGGTGGTGTGTCAATTCTGTACCTTTCGCCTTTTTTCTTTTTGCCAACCCATTTTGCAAAATCAGGGTTATCGTCATTTCTCTTTGTTGCCCATCCTTTTCTTCCTTTTTTGGAAATTATTCCGGATGTGCCAAATTCAATCCAATGAGCTTTGTGACCGTAGTCCTTGTACTTTCCTTTTGTCCGGGGTTTAACAGCAATTCCAAGTCTTCTGCCTTTTAATTCTACGTTTCCGATTGATTTAGCTGTTCCTTCAGATACGCTTCTAACGTTTCTTCGAGCTTCGGCAAGCATTGGTTTTGTTGATTTGCGCAACAAGCTCAGGATTACTTTTTTTTGTGTGATGTAAGGAAGATTGTTAAGAATAGCATAAGCCTTTTCCATTCCTTCCACATGAATACTTTTCCTCTCCCGAGGCTTTACATACAAGTGTCCGTAATACTTATGATTCTTATCTATTCCCATTATTGCGAATCTTTTTTCTCACAATGAAGAATAAGAAACTGTTTTCTTCCTTCTTCCTCAATACTCTTTACTTCCCAGTGTTCACTTTCAAATGTCAAAGCATTCACTTGCGACAATCCAGATCTGTATCTAATCCTGAAGCTTTCATTCGTTACTCCAACGGTTTGCGCAGCACTTGTCTGCTCTCCACCCCGTTTATACACTTTTTCAGCGTAAGTGGTTACTATTGTTGAGTAGCTTACGACTTCTTCACCGTAACCATTTTTGCTTGTTGTCCTCTGTAACAGAATTACTTTTCGGTCAAATACCATCTCAAAATCTGTTTAGCCTGAAGTGATGCAAAAGATATTTCGATCCCATCGGCATTTCGTTGACTGTTCTGTTGCTTACATCTTCCCGCTGATCGAACCATGTTCTTACCATCATCAGGATTGCTTGTCTGATGGCTGCCGGGACAGATGCTGCTGAAGCGTAACCGGCTTTGTAGGTAACGGTGATGTCACCGCTTCCGCCTCTCGGTGCCGGAAAGCTTTTGCCGTATGCCGGAGCAATGTAACTTGGTACATGCCAGTTCATCAGCATATAATCAGCGGAATCAACAGTCTGCTCAATCCCGGCATCATCAATGTACTTCACGGATGTAACCGAAATAATTGGAGCGCCTGGCAGAATGATCTTATCATCAAATGCTGTAAACTTTTCCACTATCGTTGATTCAACAATTGTGGACCAGGTAAATTTTTCAGCGTATTCACGAGCAACAGTTATCAACCTGGCTATCTCATTGTCAAATGCTGATATGCCTTCCAGCCCCTGAATCTGTTCTTTTGCTTCAGAGGTTGTAACCGGTTCCCATATTGCCGTGACTGTACGTGTCATTTTTCAAGATACTTGATGATGTTTTCAGCTGATTTCTTTCCGATACCTTTGATTGCAACAAGATTTTCAATGGTTGCAATTTCTTTCAGTGCTTCAAGGCTCTCAATTCCGGCTTCAATTAGCACTTCCCGCATCGGCAGATCGGAAGGCATATCTGTATTCCCTTCTTCAAGTTCAACAGCGTAGCCTAATTCGATCATTTCTTTACCGAATGGCTTGGCACAATCAAGCTCTTGATTTGTGAAATAAGCGTAACCAATCCCGGATGTGCCTTTTACAAACTTTATTTTCATAGCTGTAAATGTTTTTTTTGCCGTCAGGCTCCCGCCCTCAATCGAGGGCAGGAGTGACAGCTATATTACCCGGCAAGGTTTACAGAGTTGTAAGGGCATCAAGCATTGCTGCAAAAGCACCCGGATGTTTAATTGCAACATCCCACCAGGTGTTTACAACAAGTTTAATCTGGGCGTTTCCGGCAAGGGTGTACGGGTCAACCGTGATGTCCATTCCGCCCCAGTTGTAGATATGTAGGTTGCTGAAATCACCGAAGATAATGGCGCTGCAAATTTCAACTCCTGTGGTGCTTCCTTTGGTTAGGTTATGAGGCACCAGGTTACTGGTGAAGGCTTTGTACCCGTTCAAGGTATTGTCATTCTGTCCCCAGATAAACAGACCTGAACCGGTATCGAGCTTGGTGTTTTTCAGCTGATTTTTGACTTTGTTGTTTGTCAGGTAAGCCAGCATATTTTGGTCAGCATTTGCGATTTCAACGGCTGCTTCCAGCTTTGTGATATGTGACCATGTCGGGTTAGCTCCGTTTGTTCCACCGGCAACACTTCCAATTCCGGAAGTTCCAAGAATTCCTTGCGGCTGATTGCTTGAGTGACCAGCACCATTAATCGCGGCAAGCTCAACAGCCTGTCCAATGGCAGCAAGAATGTCATTAAAAACATCATCCTGAAGCCCGATATTTGTCTGAAGCAAAAGCTGCTTTGAAATCGGGGCATGTGCAGCAAGTCTTTGAGGTGCAACGCTGATTTTGCTGGTTGTTGATCCAGTTTCGTTTGAATCACCAGTTTCAGTTTCCCATGCTACGGAAGTGGATGTCCCTTTTACAAGGTCAAGGTTGCCGACCATCCCGCCAAACATTTTGGCACCCATCTGGCTGAGGACTAATTTGGGGCGCAATGCCATAATTAACCCGTCTTTATCTGTCGGTATAAGCATCCCTCCCTGGTCACCAGCGGCAGATGTTTGTCCGGTGGCTGTCATAGCTCTACGCTCTGCATGATTTGCTAAAATAATATTTGGAACACCCAGACCGCTGATTGAAATTCCCGATTCTCGTGCTTCTTTCTGAGCTTCCTGGTGCATTTCGAGTTCAAGACCGTCAAGGCTTCTACCTTCTGCTTTAGCTTTAATTGCCCTGAAGAAGTTGTAGTTTCTAACTTCATTTTTCTCTTTCTCTTTCCCGGCATCGGAATGAAAGGAGCCAGCCATTTCAGCTGCCCTTCGTTCATCCGCAAGCACTTTGTCAAGTTTTTCTTTATAGGAATCAAACTCTGAAGCAAGTGCATCATATTTCGTTTGCTCATCGTCTGTAAAGTCCCGCTTTTCTTTTTTAGCTGTTTCGTGCATTGCCTGCATTTGCTTCCAAAGTTCGCTGCGTTTTTCCTTGATCTGCAAGGATGTTTGAAGGTTACCAAATACCGGAATTGTTGCCAGCACAATACCGGCACCGGAAATTATTTGCTCAATACTTCCAGCATCAAAAAAGCTGGTAACAAGTGGGATGGCAACTACTGCCACCAGTAATGTAAGGCATACTGCCATGATGATTCTGAAGCGTTTCATCTCTCTAATTTTAAATGGTTATTGTAATAGTTTTGATTTCAAATTCAATTCTCTTTCTCTTGCTTTTTCTTCTACCTCGTTATACGGCTTAGGTCTTTCCGGTTTACTCCTTAGAGCAACGGAAGTGTCAGCATAAGCTGGGAAGGTCACTGGACCAACATCCCACAACCTTGAAACTTTCAGTATTGTACGTAAGTCGTTTTTGTCGTTATTTTCATCGAAAGTCCATTTCTGTTCAGATACTTCAAACTGGAAGGAACTACCTTTGATGTTTCCGTTTCTCAAGTTTATAAGCAAGTCGTTTCCGGCAGTCGTTTCCGGAGCATCAAAAGCATACATTAATTTGTTGCCTTCTTTGTAAAGCTTAAGGGTTCCGGCTGACCTTCTTGCAACAACAAGGTTATCATCGTGATTGACAAGCGCAACAACCTCATGGTTGGGATCTGCTAAAATCTCATCAAATGCAGCAGGATCAATTTTTTCTTTAAACCAGCGCATTTCTGTTATGCTGTCAAATACGACAGCACTTCCGACAATTGTCCGGCTTTCACCTTCAGCTTCAGCAGCCCGGATTTCTGTGACTACATTTAGAAATCGCCTTTCAATAGTTTCGTTATCTGTTTTCATCGCTATCTTTTTTAGTTCCCTTGCCTTCGTAAAAGCTTTCAATTTTGTTGAGCGGAGCATAAGCAGCCTGGATGAATCGGTTGTCACCGCCATCAAATTTTGGCATGTTTTCAAGCTCTGCAATCTGGTTTGGTGTTATCCCGGCTATTGCGAACAATGAACGGTAATATTCGCCCCTGCTCTTGCTATCTGCCCGGAGCAATCCGTTAAATTCAAACTCAAAATATTCGTTCCTTTGACGGGAATCGGGAATAAGTTTTCGTGTAATTTCTTCTTCAAAGCGATTCGCCCACGGCATGAGTGTGTAAGTCACAAACTCCATACTCTGATGCTCAATGTTGTTGTTGGTGGATCTGGATAAATCCATCAGCATATGCGGTGGCACACCGAACCAACGGGCAATTTCCTCAACCTGAAACTGACGTGTTTGAAGGAATTGGGCTTCTTCTGGCGGGATGCCTATTTTGGTGAATTTCGTACCGCCTTCAAGGATGGCAGTTTTCCCGGTGTTTTTTGCTCCGTGGTATGAATCTTTCCAGCTGTCCTTTAAGCGGGTATATACTTCTTCAGACAATTCACCAGGTACCTCAAGTGTGCCGCCTAATGTTGCACCGTTTTCATAGAAGTTGTTCCCAAATTTCTGTGTTGCAAGTGCGCCTCCTATTGATTCACGGGCAACTGTGATGGGATTATAACCTACTCTGCCATCGAAGGATAGTCCGGGGATATGTAGCACATTTTCTGAAAGTACAGTTTGGAATTGATTATTTACCAGAATTTTGTAGTAAATCTTATTCTGGTAAACGATTGGAACGCATTCACCTTGCTTAATCGGCATCAATTCAACAGGTTCCCCGGTTGATTCATTTCTTTTGATGTAAGAATAGCCATTCCCATAACCGACTGCGCCTGCAATAAGCGTTTCACGGAATATGTAGCCGGTCATTATTTCGTTAGGAAATCTAAGTTTTGACTCCCCAACTGAATCTGAAACGTGTATTCTGCCATCGGGACCTGTTCTGTAATGCTTTATCGGAAGTCCGGCAAGGGTGGAGGCAATTACGTTAATTGCCCGCCATACTGCTGATAGTGTAAGGGCGGTGCTATTGTTAACTGATACTGAACCGATGTTTCCTGCATTTAGTGCATTCAGTAATTCCTGAGTGGGGCTGGCAAGTGTGCCGGAGGGAACTGGATTTGAACGTGATTCACGCTCAATCTCGAAAAAAGGAATCCCAAATACTTTGTACTTTGCCATGTTTTGAATGATCGTTCATGGCAAATATGTGGGCGTTTTAAGAAAATCCTACTGGAACATTGTTCCCTTTTTGAAAAATAATTTTTAATCCCCTGATATACATGTAATAAAAAAAGTCCCTAAAAGGGACTGATTTTGATAGGCGGTTACAAACGCTTTGAATTAAACATTTAATTGTTATTCTGAAGTTATGTGGCATTAATGATTCTAAGCCTTTTGGCTATCTCTGCCAATAACATTTCATCAGTAAATTGCCTTGTATCCCCAGAACCGATTAAATTAATTGTAATTGTAACTTCCTCATGTTTTGGAGGCATAGGTGTGCCTTGTGGCACATCCCATAATTTCGGTTCAGTATGCCTATCAATAATGATTGGATCATCATTTAGCAAAAATTCCATAAATTAAAGCCACATAGCAAAAGGTAAAGCAAAAAGCCTACTATGTGGTCTTATTGGGGCTTTATTTGCTTTGTTAAACATTAGTTGATTTTTTCAGTACCCATACGAACAAGCTATACAGCAAAATACCTTATCTGGATCTTCTGTTTCCTGAAACTGTCTGCCACAATTTTGGCAAACCATCAGCGGTTTCTGCTGTTGCGAATTTACAATCTTTTCGGCAATCTTCCTGGCATCCCATGTGTTTTGCCCTAACACAATTCGTTTAGTTTTCTTTTGCATGGCTCTTGTCTTTGTAAGTTATGTGAATTGTCACATCATCCGGTAATTCGTGTTTTCCCGGTACCTGCTTAAATATTTGTCATGGGTTAACTTCGTTTTAATGTTTACGTTTTCCGCTTTGATTGTCTGATTATTCTTAATAAGCACTATCTGATAGATTTCAAGCATGTTAGTTGGATTTAAGTTTTCTGTTCTTTACTTTCCTGAAGCTTTCGTAACCTGAATACCGGTCAATGCCGAATTTCTTCTTGTATTCGGAAGCTGTAAGCAAATAAGCTTCTTCATTTGTCTTCGCTGTTTTTAAATGCTGAAAATAGCGCTTGATAAAGCCATCAAGGGTAAGCAGATTTATTTCATCCATTTTTTTATGAAATTTTTGGATAAATATTCTTCGATTAATTCAATGGTGTAGTAGTATGGCTTTTGCTTATACTCAATGATGTCATTAACTTTTTTGATTGAATATAAGATTGTTGCATGATCCCGATCTATGAATTTTCCAATTTCCGTTGTTGAGTGTTTGGTAAATATTCTGCTCATATATACCAGAACCTGGCGAATCATCACATACGGCATTTCCCTGCTTTTAAAGTGATTCCTGAAATCAGTTTGTGAAATTTGGAAGTAACCACAAACAATTTTCTCGATGTCTTCAAGGTTTGCTATTTTCAATTCTAACCCAGGTGCAACATACGGTGAAGTTGGTATTATTGTCGCTCTCATATTGTCCTGATTCCTTTCATCATAATTTTGTTAATGTCAATGTTTTCATTCGGAGTCATTTGCTGTCCTTTTGCCATGACAGCGGCAACAGCACCGTCAACCTTTTCACTTGCTTTTGATTTATCAATTTTGATATTGCCTGCCGGATCACGCTGAATAGCTACATTACTCATCATCCATCGCATTACCGGATTGTTCATGTGGTTCATTCTCCGGGTGAATACAGTTCTTTCAAATTCCTTAGTCGGGGCGCTCATGCTTCCGTAACCCTGACCAAACGGCTGCATATTTATACCTTCGGATGTCAGGTTGATAACCAGCTGTGAGCTGTTCCACCGGTCATATGAAATTGCTACAAGTTTATACGTTGATGCAATTCGCATGATGTCCGCCTGAATAAAATCATAATCCGTCACGTTTCCAGGTGTAGTTGTTATGAAGCCCTGATTTATCCAAAGGTCATACGGTACCCGGACATTTTTTACCCGATCCTGAACGTTATCTTCAGGCATCCAGAAAAACCATTTGTAAACATCTGTCCCGTCCGGCATCTGAAAAACTAATGATAATGCGGTTAAGTCACGGGTTGCTGAAAGGTCAAGCCCACCATTACAAGACAATCCTGAAAGGTCAATTTCAGATCCGCCACATAACTGCCAATCATCATCCGGAATCCACACGGAAACTGAATCAACCCACATATTGAGTTGCTTGGTTTTGAATTCATTAATTTTGGAAGGATTGTTTTTAGCGTCAATGTATTTTGATTTTAGAAACTCCGTTTTTACGGAAATACCCATATTCGGGTTGCTTTTTAGCCATGCTGACTGATCTTCCCAATCATCTTCTTCATCCATCGAAAAAATCATAGGGAATAAATCATCCTGTTCAATAATACCCTGAAGCACTTTGATGCAAACATCCCGGAAGGTATAACAGGGACTGGTACGGTTGAATCCGGCAGTAGTTATAATGTCCATCATCGGTTCGCTTCTGGAAGCCATTGAAGATTCAATGTTATCAAACAGGTCGTTTGATTTCCAGGCATGGTATTCGTCAATGATACCGAAATGGGTGTTCAAGCCGTCCTGTGTGGAGCTATCGGAAGAAAGTGCTTTGAATGAATTGCCAAGATTTTCAAAAGCAATGGAGTATTGATAAACCTTTAGCTTGCTTTTGATTTTCGGGCTGTATTTGATAATCTGTTTTGTGTCGTTAAAGCAAATTGCCGCTTGTTCCCGCTTTGTTGCTGTGCTGTAAATTTCGGCACCTACTTCACCATCTGCAAGAAGGTGGTAAATGGCTTCGCCTCCCAGCATGGCTGTTTTGCCGTTTTTCTTTGCAATCTCAAGATATGCCTTTCGGAATCTACGTTGTTTGTCAGCCTTACGCCATCCATACTGAACATAGAATTTGAACATCTGCCAGTCCGAAAGAATGAACGGTTTCCCGGCAAAGTCTTTCCCTTTCCCGTGCCGGAGGAATCCGAACAACTGAATTGGCTTTAACCCGGCTTTTGGGTCAAAGTAAAAACCTTTTTCGTATGCAGTTTCAAGGTCTTTTAGGTGTCGTTGTACTGCAAGGATTTCCAGTTTCCCGGCAGGCTGTTTTCCTGAAACAACCCGGTCCATGTAGGCGTGTATAGTTTTTTCAATGCTCATAAGCCAAGAAATGTTTCAAGGTCATCTTTCTTTTCTTTAGGTGCAAGCTTCAATGATGCCCGGCTGGAAGGAGTGAACCCGAATTGTGTTGCAATAGCTTTAGCTCGTTCCCAGCTCGATGACTTTTGCTTATTCAATCGTTGAAATAGCAATTCACTCTGAGCATCCAGTAATGCCATTGCCGGGATTTTTGAAATTTGTTCTGAAGTTTCCAGGTAAGTAGCGTATTCCACACAATAACTGACAAACATATCAAGATCAATTTTTGTAAGAAGATCCATGTTAATCAGTTCCATGCCTTTGTTCTTGTATATTGATTTGGCAAGCTTCGAAAACCATGATGGCGGATGCGGCAACTTCGTAATCTTTTCACCTTCTGGTTCATCGTGATTTATCCTGCACGGCTGGTCGGTACCCCGTAATTTCTTCAATGCGGTTGGTGTAGTTTTTCTTCCTTTCATTTTTCAAAACTTATTATGCCGTCAAAGTAGCTTTTGTAGAATTCAAAAAGTTCCTTGCTTATAGTGATACATCCGTTTTCAGTTCGTGGATTCGTGTTGACATTTGCGGAAGTTTGAATGCCAAAGTGAAATTTTGGACCGTAACCAGCAAATATTTTGCTATGATTTCGAAAAACACATATGCGCCCAATATCTGGTGTTATCACTCTCTGGAGTTCCGCATATTCAACCCGGTAGCTTCCGGGGAATATTTCACCAACATAGGCATCAAACTTTTTAATTTTCCCAGCTTTTAACCATTCTTCTATCTGAAGAATATCATCGTTTGCCATGCACCAGGTTGACATTAGGCAGTAATCAAGGTTCTGTTGACGTAACATTACCTTCAGATAACTTAAAGCATCCACATCACCTGCGGTTATGCAATGGATTGTGTCACCTTCCTTGAAATCAAAGCCAGCGATGTCCAGAAGCTGTGTTTCTGAATATGCCCTTCTGTACATCGTGTTTTTTTCTCTCGATTTTAGAGCTACTGATCTTCGCTTCGATACAGAAACTTCTTCAGAAAGGACTTCCGGATCTGAACCCTGCGGTTCGAAGAAACTAAACTGAACTGTCTTAAGTGTATGTGGCTCCATTTTCCCTATTTCTGCATGTGGTTATATGATGCTGGGTGTTCGATTACACCCTGACGGGTCCGGAAGTTTAACCCACCCCTCCCCATTTCGTTTTTATTCGCTGATTTACAGTTGATTAAGGTCATTTTCTTCTGATTGTCCAATTTTGTGTGTTCAAAAACAGTCTTATGCCAGATTATCAATAAGTTAGCCTACCGGATTAAATATATTGGATTAATCCGGCTGGCTATTCTTTTTAATCATTTCTGATAAAGTTTCCTGTGGTTTTTGTTTATCCAGCATATCGTATTCAGCATATCGTGTGTAAAGCTGTGTGGTTGAAATGTTTGAATGCCCAAGAAATCTTTGTATTACTGCAAGTTCAAAGCCTTGTTCAAGCAGGAAACAAGCGCTTGTATGTCTTAGGCTGTGTGCTGTTATCTTCGGATCATCTATTCCGGCTCTGACTAACCTGGACTTAATGATTTCACTAAGCCGGTTTGCCTTCAGGTTTCTTGATGGATGGGTAGTGTGTGAAACAAACAGATACGATTCACTGGTAACTTCTTCCCCGTGTTCAAGTCTTTCTGAAATGTAATCTTCAATCAGCGGAAGAATAGATTCTGGTATTTCAATCCGCTGTCCCTTTGTTGTGTAGCCTTTCCGGATCACATTAACGTGGGTACCGTTTATGTCATTCAGCTGTACGTTTGCCAATTCGTTTACCCGTAACCCGGTTGTCAGGCTCATACTTATCATCAGGGAATCACGTTTACCTAATGCAGAGTTTTGGTTTATGCTGTTGAGTAGTTGTTGTACCTGATTCTTAGATAGCGGTAGTTTACTGTATGTCGTTTTCTTTTTGATACGCTGAATTCCTTTTGTGATTACCTGATTGTAATAACCGGATTCAGTAAGCCAGGTGAAAAATGTTCGTAGCGTCATAATATACAGGGCAATAGTGTACGGGCTTTTTCCTTCAACCTCAAGGCTGTATTTAAACGCAATTGCATCTTTCGCTGTTGGTCTTGTAGCATCTCGGTTAGTTTGCACCATGAACCTAAAAAATATGTTGATGATGGATGAATACGTAACCTTTGATGTCGGGGTTAACTCCCGGCTATCAAGGTATTCAGCAATCAGGCTCTTATGGTTTCGTATTGTGTCAGTCATTTTGTAGTGTTTTTAGGTTAGCTATTTTCTGAAATAACTATCACCAGCAATCTGTTTACTTATATCTGAGTTGTTGACCTTTATATACTTGAAGAAGCTCTTTTCAGTTGTGTGACCTGTTAATGCCATGATTTCAAATGTTTTCATTCTCCCGGTTAAATACATGTTAGTAGCTGCTATGAACGCATACATAATGAGTTAATTTCCCTTCTATGACTTCCACAATAATTCTTTTCTCCCATTGTCCAATTGGAGAAATCCTCACCTCAACCCATTTCCCACGTTTAAATTCATGTTGTGGCTCAGACTGAGGCTCTGGGTTTAGCTGTATCTTGCGGCAATGCTGCCAGCCGAATGATTGAAAGGTTTTCCCGGACTGGAAAAAACTAATATCTTCCTCTATTACTACTTGATGAGGGAATTTGTCACCTTCAATGTATGCGATATATATTCCCTTATTCCAAATTTCTTCATTATTGTTCCTCACCTCCACCATTTCCCCCCGTGTAAATTCCGGCTCGTCTTTTAGGAAGGCTGAAATAGGGTAGGATGGCAGGTCTGTTTCGTCTATACCTGCCCAAAATGTTGCTGACCCATCATGCAATATTTGATAATAAGTCCGAGCGCCTGTGCATTCTAAATTATCATCTGGAAATGCGATAGATAAAATTTCATTTAGCTGTTCTAACGTACCACCCGTATTCTCAACGGCAGCATCACCTTTGCTCAGTTTCTCAATAAGTTTCTGGTTCATCTCTTTGTGTTTTAAGTTTGTACTTTTTTCATCCGGCCTCCTCGCCGGTGTTTGTTATTATTTGAATAAATCAAGTTGACTTTTGATCTTTTTATTTGTTTTACCATCAATCACTTCAACCTTATGCATGTCGATGTATTCCCGGCTGGGCGTATACAGAAAAGAAGCGATAATCATCTTTGTTCCGATTTCGTCTTTGAGGTAGTCAAATGCTTCCTCTCTGGCTCTTTCAAGCGATTTTACGACACATCCTTCGTGTTGCCCTATCTTACCGTCAATGGCAAAAACTATGTATCTTACTTCACCTTCCATTTAATGCTGTCCTCCTCGCCGGTTGGTTTGTAATTACCTTGTTTTCCCTGATTTTGAAGCATGGCACCTAAAGCACAATGCCTGACAGTTTTCTGCATTGAGCGGATGTGGAAATTTTCCACCATCGGTGTCCCATCCGTTAACCGGGTTGATACTGATAATATGGTCAACCGTTGTTGCCTGCTCAACTATTCCTTGTGCTTCACACATCACACAGATAGGATGTGACTGAAGGAATGCCTTCCGGAAATTTCGCCAGGCTGTTGAATGATAGAATTTATTGTCAACAGCTTTTTCAAAAGCAATCTGCTTTGGTTGCCAGGGTCTTCTGTTATTTCGTGGTATAGTTGGCATTGATGATTGTTTTTAGTTTTTCAAGTTGCATGCTTTCTTTCGTCAGGGTTGTCACAACTTCAATGTGATAGTTGATTGACGCTATTTCTTTATCAAGTTTGATGTAGGTGTTGAAATCATTGCATTTTTCAAGCTGCTGATATAGCTTTTCTCTGTCTTTCTTGAGCTTTGCAATCTTCCCGCTTATGTTCTGCCAGCTGTCATTGATTCCTTTCATATCAGTTCGCTTAGTTCTGTTTCCATTTCAATCAGTTCATCGAAAAATATTTTAAGCGCCATCTCTCTGGCTGTGTTTTTTACAATTTCGTTGTTGTCAGGGTGCTTTACTACTTCAAAGGCAATGCTTCTGATATTACTTTCCCGACTGCTGTTTAATATCGTCTGCCTTGCTTCTGATATACACTTTTGTTTTGCATGAGCAAGGATTTCTTTCTTACGTTCAAGACTATGGTTGATAATCCCTAATGCTTCCAGGTGCTTGAATTTCGCACCGCCTAAATCAATCAGACTTCCGTTTTCTTTATATTTCTGAAATGCTTTCAGGCAAGATTCATTCATGAATCGCTGAATTTCTTCAGCGGTTGGGATCACCTCTTTTTCCTGTTCCTGCCTCAAAAGTTTAAGTTTCCTGATAGCTTCTTCCCGTTCCTCTGATTTTTTATAGGCTTTGATAAATTGGTTGATGGTTGAAACGTTTATCCCGAAAAATTCTCCGTATTCCTTCCGGATGCCGTTTTCAACTGCTATTTCAAATTCCTTTACTGTAAGTGTTGGATAGCGCTTCTTTAAGTCATTCATCACTTCTTTTGCCATCACTTTGATGTGATTTTTCTGCTCCTCAAACGTTTCTCCTTTCACAGTAATACCGTAATCAACATGTGCTTTATTGATCACATTTACAATGTGTCTAATCAGATCATACGTTGAAACATTTTTGATAAGAGGCGCTTTGAATGCTTCAATCACACTTTTTTCAAGCTGTGTGAACCGATTTTCTTCATATTTTACTATTTCAGTATTCATTGTGAAGATTGTTTTGGTATTCGACTTCAAGTTCCATCTGAATGCTTTCGTTTAATTCAATTGCTTGTGTCGTTGAGTTTACCGGTTTCATCTGTTGTTTATTTGCTTGACGTGAAGCCCAGTTACGGAAGTGTCCCTGAATATTTTTCAGTGGTTTGAAATATTCTGAATCAGCTTTTATCACATTCAGGAAGGTTGGAATCAGGTACCTAATCTCATCCGGAGTTTTCCCCAGCGCAATCGCAACATTTTCATGCCAGCTGTTTGAATTTTTAAGCTCCCGGGAAATCGCCCCGAATCTTTTATCTTTTTGCTCGTCTGTAAGAAGATCCTCTGTTAAGTTTCTTAAAACATCAACAACATCACTATCAGATAAATTTTCTTCGCGCGCGTTTTTACTCCCTTCCTTTCCTATTCCTTTCCCTTCCTTTCCTTTCCCCGTTGACTTTTCGGTGAATTCCGGTGAATTTTCGGTGAATTCCGGTGAATTTGGATAAGGTATTTTACTTTGCGCTTCTTTCATATTAATTACCTGATGTTTCAGGAATTTCGGGATAAAGGCGTATTCTTCATTATCAACTTTGTATGTGATAAGAAGCTTATTGTTGATTAATTCAGATGAAATTTCATCAATATCAACCGGATCAGCAGGCAGGTACCGTAACTTCAATGTAAACGGCTTCCAGGTTAATCTACCTTCCCGGTCAGCTTCGCACCATAAACCGATATAAAATAATCTGGCTAATGGTGAAAGTCTGACTATATCTTCACTGGTGAAAAATTCTGGTTTTATTGTCCGTATCCTTGCCATGTCGGATTATTTGCTGGTACTTGTTATCTTATTAAGAACATTGTATAAACAACGCATAAAATTAGCAGGTGTAATCAATTCATCAATTGATAGGTACACGCCTGCATATAAATCAAATTCTTCTATAATAGCCTGCTTATCTTCAATACATAAGAGTGTCATGCAAAATTTATCAATATTTTCATTTAGTTTAATTTTGTTATATAATGCACAAGTAATATGATATTTCAATTCAAATAAATCCTCATCGTGGTATATTGATTCTTCACATTTACTTTCATATTTATTAGCCATTTCTGTATTAAAATAATTTCCACGCTCTTTTTTCTTTATGTAACGGAAATCGTTATCAGTATCGAATATTACAGTACTTTTATGACTTGGTTCTTCTTTTTTTTGAATTTTATAGTTTGCCCAGTTCCTAAAATACTTCCTCAATGATGGCAAAGTCATATAATACTTTTGATCGATAAATATCATATGAATGAACAAATTAAGACGTTTTTTAGTATCATTATATGATATTCCCAATTCTTTAGAAACATCATTCAACCATAAATCATCGTTATTTAACTTAGATGATATATTATATTTTCTTACCTGTACTTCTTCATTTGTCAGATTCTTGTTGAACGCTGAAAAATTTGGATTCACAAATGTTTTTCTCATGGCTTTTATTACTTTAAGGCATTAGTTATTATTTTTTTTTCGGTGAATGGTCAATCCGACGATAGTATGTTTTCCCGTCAAAACCAGTGTATCTTTCATAAAAAGGATAATCTTCTTCCTCATCAATTTTATCAAAGAAATCCTTAGTCCAGATTATTATCACATAACCAAGAATGTAAATCCCGATAAATACTGCCAAAATAGAAGCGATTATCACGGTTGAATCTGTTGAAAGTGCAATGTAATTCATAGTTTTCAGGTGTTTAAATCTGTTCTAAAGGTAACTTAAACGCACGGTCTGAATCATCTATACAAATCATCGGTTCAAGCGAACCATGTTCCGAAATGTAATATCTATTTATCAGTCCGATAAAGACAGTATAATCTTTGCCTTTAATTGTATTCGGCAGTTTTGTTTTTCTGTCTTTTAATGACATTTTGCAAGTGAGTTTTAGTTTTCTCATATATTGCCTTTTTACTATTTGCACCGGATAAGGGGATCGAACCCTTTTAGCCCAATTGCTTCCGATGTATTTACCCTATTTTAAGCCGGGCAGGTTATCTGGTTACCACCCCGCCTTGTTTACCATTCCGCTTCAAAGTTTCCGCCAGCGACAGTTTGCCAAAATCACCTGCATTACTATGTTCGAGGGATGCAGGGTTATGGTGGTAAACATCACACTTCAGGCGCATGAAGTGTCACCTTACGCCAGCCCCTCTCTACTAATTCCTTAAATAATATCTTGCAACCCGCTTGCCGGAAGGCACCTTTACGATTTCAGTTACGATGTCGTAACCCTGGTTCCTCAAATCGTGAATTCTACCAGATGCCCGGTAACAATTGAAGCGTTTCAAAATTTCAAGTGGTGTTAATTTTTCACCCCTTTTTAATGCTTCAAGTATCAACTTCTCCTGACTTGTCGTGTCAAATAAATCCTGTTGCATCGTATTTACTGTTGAAGTTTGTACAATTCAAAATCACATCTCCTGGCTTTGTAGCGTCCACCATACTTTTTGACAACACCATTTCTCAAAAGTGAAGGAAGAAGCCTATTTCGGAAGCCGGAAACGCTACACTTTAATTCATCTGCCATTTCATTGATGTCAAGCATACTTGTGTCTTGTGCCGGGTTGTTCTGTTCCCGAAGTATTTTCACTTCCTGCATAAGCTCATCAAGCTTTCTCATTATTAATTCGTGTTCGCTCATGGCTAACTAATGATTAAAGAATTACTTATTTGTTCTGAAATTGAAGCAGCAGCAATGTGACTGTGCAATCCTCTTGCTTTTCGTAGTTTCACAATCAGAAGTTTTTTTTCTGCTTCGTTGTCAAAGCGATGATTCATTATTCTTGATTCAAGGCTTGAAGTGTGTTCTGAAAGCGCTTCACTCAGGATGCTCAAATTATATGATCCTTCAATTTTCATAGCGTGTTCATCATGTTTCGGGTGAAGTAACTTGCAATGGCATTCCTGGAGGGTAGATTAAGTTTCTGCTTAATATGCAGAAGGGTGCTGTGAATCGTGATAGGGGTTACGAATTTGGCAATTGCAATTTGCTCAACGGTGAAGCCTTTAGCGATTTCGCAACCGACTTCCACTTCACGGGCTGAAAGGCTTTCACCCTGTACGCTGAATTTCTTGCGACAGACAAGACCATATCCTTTGCAACTATATTTCATTTTGCAGTTGATCATTTCATCGTCTTTGGCACATGTGCCGAAATCAGCATTTTCATTCAGGGAACCATACCGGCAAGCGGCATACCTTTTCAACCTTTCAACAGGTTCGTGAATTCCCATAAGGGTCAATCCATCCTGTGCTTTACGGTCATTTTCAAGGGCATCAGCCAAAAGGTCAATGGCTGAAAGCGGAGCATCATTGAAATCATACACGGTCCTTCCGTGAATCACTTTTACTTCACCCATCCAGGTAAAGAATTCAGTGCTTTTTGTGTCAATCATTGCCGGGTTCATAATATTTGGTTTAAGGGTTAGGATTCAAGTTTCTTCGCCAGCCTTGCTTCATCCCTTTTCCTTTTATTGATTATGTTGACAGCTACTTCAAGAATCAGGTAACTTGGTCGCTTTGTCTTCCCCGTAAGGTGATTTGAAATAGTCACCTTCGATAGCCCTGTTTTTTCGGCTATACTGGTGATGTCACCTCTGGTAAGTTTACCTTTTACAAGTTGAAGCAATTCAGTGTCTTGTAATTTTTTCATAATATTTATGTTGCTTTTACTTTCCTTATGCTTTACATTTGCTTAACAAGATGTGACAAAGATAAGGGAAATTAACACTGATGTCAAGTAAAATTAACAGAAATGTTAAAAATAATTGAAAATAATTTGTAATAGATTATGAATGAGCGCCTTGAAATTGTGATTCAAAGTCTGGGAATGCAGAAAAAAGCATTTGCACAGGCTGTCGGGATGAATCCTACATCACTTTCAAGGGTATTGTCTGGCAGATCGGCTGTAACGCAAGACTTAATTAGTGAAATCGTAAAGCAATTCGGAGTAAATAGAAAATGGATAGAATCCGGGGATGATGCTTATCCCATTTTTGATGAAAAAATGAATCCTGCTATATTGCAGGTAACTCAATCAAACTCAGACAAATCTATGGAAAATGAATTAATTAACAGATCCTTAATTCGACTTCAGGATCAGGTTTATGAAATGCAAGTGAAGATTGGTAAGCTGGAAGATAGGTTAAACGCATTAGAAAGTCCCTTAAAAAAAAAGAACAATGCAGGGTAATCAGACTCAATGTAAATCAAGAAGAAAGGAGGCAGGCAAACGAAAGATAAGAATTGCCGGGAAACCTTTTAACTCATCTGATATTATTTATCTTTGCTTGATAGGAGGGAATATTTTTTTAAAGTATAATCGGGATATTATACAAGACATAAGGCAAGAAACTTGGTTCTAATCAAATGAGTATGAGAAAAATAAGTATTACAGCAATGCTGTTATTTGCTACTGCTGTGTCATTCGGTCAACTACGAGTACATCAGTCCGTTTATCCCAGGCAGGCAAATGTGATCACAATATCGCATTCTGAAGATAAGGGTGTCGTTAATGACAGGTTCAGGAAACTACTTCTTGATGAAGGGTATAAAATAAGGAAGGAAGATCCTTCAATCGAAACTGAAGAAAAATACTTCAGCAAGTTTGTCGGAAGAATTCAAGTTGATGTCTTGGATAATAGCATTCAACTCCGGGGATGGGTAAGAAGCGCATTGAATCCTAATCCGGCAGAACATAGGTCAACGTTCTGGGGTACAAAGTTTTTTTTAATGAGGCACGGATTTGATGAAATGGAACGCCTTGCTGATATTTACAAAGCGAAATACAACGGCTCAATCAGCGGGTACATAGAATAAAAAAGCCCCTTTTATGGGGCTTATTGATTTAGGCAATACCGGATTATTTTTTCAAGGCTATCCGTCCGGATAGCTCTTTTGTCGTTAACGAAATCGCTTATCGTTGCCTTTCGCACTCCGGTTTCCCGGGAAATTTCGGCAGCTCTTTTGCGTGTCCTTGCTATCAGGGCAACGATGAATATCCGAATGTTCACCGGGTTGTCGTTATCCCCGGTGAGGGCGGAGAAAAGCATGTCGGTTATCACGGAAGCCGTGATCCCGTATCTGCCGGTTTGGCGGGCTTCCTGGGTCCGGCTCAGGAGGTCGTAGCAGAGGTTCAGCACCGCCTGAACCTCCTTCTCCTTGTGAGTTAACTCACCCCCGTGCAGTTCGATTGCATCGAGGGTGGTTAATTCTTTAGATATTACTTCGAGAGTTTTCATAAGGTTATGCCCGTATCGCCGGTAGCGCAGCGTAGTTATGTTAGAAATTATTGTTAAAGAAATCAAATGCAATTTGCTTTTCCTCTTCGGTCAAGTCGCTTCCAAAGTCATTAATTTCTGCAAAATTGAACAGCCACCTATAAAAATCGGGGTCTGATTCCGCTTCCAATTCACACCATTCAGCTATTGATAGCTGTTCTTCTTCGTTTTGTTCTTCCCACCTGCTTACATATCTTCTGTAATTTTCTTTTATTCTCTGTGCTGCATAAGCAGCGATAGTTAATTTTTTCATGACTTTTGTGTTTAAGGTTATCGTTTGATTGAATGATGCGAAATTACGATAATTAGTAACACTTGTCAAGTGTTTTAACAAAAAATATTACTATAAATAGTAATTTAGAGGGAATCTAAATAAGCTAAACACCATCTATCCCCAGCCGGGAAAGGTCATTATCAATCTTACTTATAATCAGTTTAGCGTAGATACGTGTAGTTTTCGTATTACTGTGACCTAAGATGTGACTTACAGATTCAAGGGGCATACCTTTTGTAAGCATCATCGTTGCAAATGTATGCCTGGCAACTATTGTGCTTAACGGCTTTTCAATATCACATAACCTTGCAAGATCAGCAAGGTTGTCATTCAAACGTTGATTGCTTTTTCTGGGAAAAACAAAGCCGGTGCCGGTTGAATGACGTTCAATTATTTCAAGTGCTTCGGGGAATAACGGTATAGCCTGAATCTCACCTTCAACCTTCATCCGGCTTTTGACGATATACTTCTTGCTTTCAATTGTTGTAATATCATCAACGGATAAGTTGATTAGGTCAGCGTATTCCATTCCCGTGTTACACATCATTAAAAACATATCACGGGTTATCTGGTACCTTTCCTTTTCTATAACCGTTTCCCGGATCTTCTTTATCTCAGCCCCGGTTAAAAATATTCGTCTTGTTGCATATGCCGGGATTTTGAAATGAATATAAGGGTTCTGCTTTAGTAATCCTTCCTGAACTGCACGTTTCAAATATTTCGAAATAGTCTTATGGTTTTTCGGTGTCGTTGTCTGTTGCATGGATTTCAACAGATAATTGTGATACTCCCGAATCATTTTAACATCACACTCAGAAAAATAGACGGTACGAAATCTGTGAAAGTTCGTGACAACAGATTTTATTCGTCTGAAAGTTGAATACTTAATTGTAGGTCGGTCAATTTCAATTTGCCGGTCAAGATATTCATTGAATGTTACCGCTTCCGGTATTTCATTCAATTTAGCCTTCAGGATTTCACCTGTTAGCGTTTCACCACTTGCCTGATACCTTGCTTCAATTTCGGCAATTCTGCTTCCTAAAGCCCTTATTTTCTCATTCAGCGCAAGATGATCCTGGTGCCTGGTGCTTACCGCTTGTGCTTTTTCATCCCAGAATTTCGCTTCTATCCTGATACGGGTTGAAATCCATACCCGGTCGTAGCGGGTAAAATATACTTCGTATTCAACAGGAGCTTTTCCATCCAGTTTTCTTCTGTTGAATAATAATATTGTCCTCAT